TCATTTTATTTTCGGCGTTTTTTTAGTTAGGATTCGGCGTTTTTTAGTTAGGATTTGTTAGGAAAAACGCCTAATTAAAAAACGCCGAATCCTAACTAAAAAAACGCCGAAAATAAAATTAATAATATAAAATTAATAAATAAAGTTTTTGTAATCTTTTTGAAAAAAATAATATTAATTATCTAAAAATTAAAATACTTATTGGTTTACACCTTTTTACATTTCAAATGTCGATTTTATATAATATAAAATTGATTGTTATTTATTTTATATTATAATAATAAATTAACATAATGAATAGAACTGAATTGCTTTTAAAGTGTAAAGAAATGGGAATTAAAGGAGTTATTTCAAAAACCAAAAATGAAATATTATTGCTAATGGAAAAACATGAACAAAAAAAAGAACAAATTAATTTTAATATAACTGAAAATAATTTAACTTATGTGATGAAAGAATTAATGGAAAAAATACCGAAAGACAAACAACGTAATGTATGTAAAAATTGCAATGAATTAGGTCATAATAAAACAAGCATTAGTTGTAAACTAATTATTGATAAAAATAATAAACTTAAACAAAAAATAAAAAATTATATTTTATCTAAAGATTGTTTAGAAGACAAAAATATTGAAGATGATTGGGATAAATTAAGCGTTTTATTAGATATTACACCTAACTTATGTAAGTCATTATATTATGAAATTCCATTAAATGAACTTTTACATAAACAAATGAATGTAAATAAATATTTAACCAATATTCATACATTATCAAAAAAATGCTACGAATGTAAGAAAAAGATAATATGTATTCAAACGAATACACAACGAATATGGAAAGGAAATGATATATGCGATACTTGTTGGTGTAAATATAAAGATTATCGTGATATAACTTGGGAAAAAATTCAAAGATATAAAATTATACAATGTGAGATTTGCTGTAGCAAACGAACGCATATATTAGAGCGTTATCATTACGACCATTTGAATATGTTCAACAAAGTTAATAGTGTATGTAGTATGGTTAATGAATGTGTAAATATTGAAGACATTTATTCTGAAATAGATAAATGTCAAATTTTGTGTTTATCGTGTCATCATATAGTTACAGATATAGAACGTAAATTATGTTTCGCAAGAATAAAACAAACATTAACCAGAAAATTAAATCAAAATGAAATAACTGAAGAAGAATATAATGAACAAACAATGTATTATCAAAAAATATATGAAGAGAAAATGAAATTTATCTATGTAGAATTAAAACAAACATTAGGCGTTTGAAATGTAAAAAGGTGTAAATAAAAATAATTTCCAGTGATAATATTAAAAATCTTATTTTTATTAATCATTTTCGGTTAATTGATAATTTTATGAATAATTAATATGAGAACGGTACAAATTATATTTTTCTCCCATTTGGTCAATATAATATGCTAACACCCAACCCATAATAGCAAATATATTATCACTAATTATATTTGTTAATGAATCGCGGTAATTTTTACCACCTGGCCAAAATCCTTTTAGTTGTGTATTTATAACCATCATTCCATATGTAGTATTTTCGATATACTCAAATAGCATATGTATTATAATCCAATTTTTTAAACTTATACCCCAAAAATAAACAACAATACCTACTGCTAAATGTAATAACGAATATTGATCGATAAATTTTTTACCCATTTATGTTATGTATATAATAAAATTTATCCGGATATTAACCCAGTTTAATTGTTAATATATTATAAGTATATAACTACTTATAAAATTATATAGTTATACTTATAATATATTCTATGGAAAAAAATCATTTGATTAATAATAAAAATGATAAAAATGATAAATGGTCTTTTTATTTAATCCAAAATAAACGTTCTACGTATGCTGGTGTTTCTCCTGATCCTGTAAAACGGTTGCGTAAACATAATGGAGAAATCAGTGGCGGCGCAAAATACACATTAAGTAAAGGAAATGGATGGGAACACGTTTGTTTAGTGCACGGATTTCAAACAAAAATACAATCTATGCAATTTGAATGGGCAGTAAAACACGTGCCCCCACGAGATGCTGGCGGCATTATTAATCGTGTTAAAAAACTATATGAGGTATTAAATAAATCACAATGGACGTCAAAATCGCCAAATGCTGAAACCGTGCCATTATCATTAGAATGGAAAATATGTGTTGATTGTGAAAACACTACTGTCCCGGAATATATTACAATACTATAAGCAAAATAATTATTTAATATTGATATAATTGTTCTACTATAAGTGAAAACGACCAATCATGCCCATTTAAATTTACTAAATTTCCTTTATCATCTAGTAACTTTACGCGCATCCGTTCAATATCTACTGGTCCAAAATAGGTTCGTTCATTTGTTTGAATTGATGGTCCATAATCAATATAGGGTTCAGGGCGCAATTGTGTTATTCCTTTTAAGGGGATAAATGCCATTATATTACTTGTTGTTGGACCTACTACGCGATTACTCTGTTTATTCCTATTAGTAATGATTTCATTTACTGAATATATCTGCGCCTGTGTTAATTGTCGTGGAGAACTTTTTTTCATATAAGGACTTTTACTTGAAATACTATTATTTACAGGACATTCAATATTCTGAGAATTATCAAAACTCTTTGAAGCCTTATTATAATAACTAGGTAAACTTAATTTACTTGTAGTATCTTTCATATTTACCAATCCATTGTTTACTATATTATTATTGTAATCATCAATGACCAACATAAAATATTTTGGTCCATATAAATCTGGAGGAACATCTAATATAAATGGACTTTCTTTTTTTATATTGATTGAAATATTACCCACACTATCCGGTTCTTGTCTAACTCCTAAATTCCAACCTAAATTTTGATTTACTTTCATTCCCAAACCACAACTACTAACAACCCCGTCTGTAAACCCTTTATTTTTATAAAAAGTTATTGTTTTTTCTTCTGATGTAGATGAATTAGTAAATTGTATTTTTTTATTTATTGTATTTGATGGGACTAGTTCTATAGAAACGTCACTACAATTACTTAATAAATTATTACTTATTTCAGTTATTAAATTTTCAATAGTATAATTACCCGGTTCAATAGAAATATTACTCGGTTCAATAGAAATATTAGAACCACTACAATCAAAAGAGGTATTTCCTAAGGAACGTTCAAATGTATGCCATGATGTAGGAATTTGTATAGAATTTACTTTTATTGAAATGACATTTTGTAATCTTTCTGATAAATTAAAAGTATAATCTGTATTAAATGAGGACGCAATTACATCATTATTCGCATATGGAAATATAGTTTGTCTATATTGACTATCCACAGATATTATTCGTGTAGTCTTATTTTTAAAATTTGGATTCAGTACATCCTGTACAATAGGAATATTATGACTCTGATTAATTCCTAACCGATCACGTTTCAATTGAAAGTAATCATCTTTATCTTTTTGGTTTGTAAATTCATTTTTCCACCAATTACCAAGTTGGGTTGTTTGATCAAACTGGTCATTATCTTTTTCTTCTGTAGTAATATCATAATCAATATTATCTAAATATTCTAATACTTTATCAAGCGCATTCTGAAAAAAAACTGAAATTTCATCATTCCCTTCTTCTTTCATTTTTGAAATAATCGTATTTGCAGCATCTTTGATCTGATATTCAGTTGAATTCTCATTTAAATTAAGCATTTCTAATATATCTTCAACTGAATAATTGTTAATGTTTGTATCAATTTTGTCTTCATCCATTTTTATTATATTTTAATATATTATTGTATTATTGTATTAATTGTATATATTATATTAATGTTATATTTAATGTAAATATTTAATGTATATATTATAATTATTTCCCGAGTGTTTCATAATTATTTCTCAAATGTTTTATAAAGATTTTTTTGAAGAATTTAATAAAGTCAAAATGTTTATTCTCAGAAATCCATTTGGGTATCTGCGTAATTCCTTGTCCTCGTTTCAAATGCTTACTGCCCTTAAACACAAGAATATCAAATAGTTCTAATATCTTTTCTTCATACCGTGTAAGTTGTTTCCGATCTATCCGATAATCGCTTTTATAAATAAATCTATTATAATTTCCATCTTTATAAATACGGTATGATTTATCAGCATAAACTGTATTTTTTATAATTCCAATACCTTCTATTTTATTTATATCATTATTCATTTCTAAAATAAATACTAAATCTCCAACATAGATGTTTTCTTTTATTCTCATTGGTGATCCATAGATACATCCTTCATGTTTATTTTTTTCTCGCCATTGTTTATTTTCTTCCCAAGTTCTTGAATTAAATCTCGTTGTACCAATACAAGGCATTTTTTATTTTATGAATTAATAAGGAATTAATAAGGAATTATTTGGAGTATAGATTTTATGTGATGAGAGAAATTCATTATTAATTATTCAATTTTTATTTTATTATTTATTATTTATTATTAATTATCATTGAATATTCTTTTTTATGTAATCGATTTATATTTTTAATATCACTTTCTGTAAAATTAAAATACAATGCCAGCGTTTCATCTGTTATAATTTCTGGAAAATCTGGTAATTTTGTAATATCTGGTATAAACTCAAAAGCATATTTTTCCAAATATTTCATACGATACCTCGTGGTTTCAAAAATATACAATGCCAATTTACTTGATAAAAAGTATTTGAGTTTTTCTAATTCATTTTCATTTTCATTTAAAATAATATAATTATCTCTATTTGAAATACCATATTTCCCTTCATAATCTAAAAAGGGGAATCCATACATTTTATGTGCTAATACTATCTTTTTTATACCATGGTATTTTTGCGGAATATTACTATAATTAATTACTAATTTGGGTTGGGTTTTGTGTTCAATAATACATGTTTTTATATTTGGAAAAGGATAATGGACTGGATCATATTTATCGGATAATTTCGTTTTTGAATTCGGTAAATTGGTTTTTATCGCTATTAAATGCCCGCCTGCTTTTTCAATAAAAGGTTTTAATTTATTTATGATTGTTTGTCCAAATAAAGGAATAGGTGTTGCTTTTTTGATTTTTGAGGTTAATAAAAAATGAACGTATTTTTGTTGACAGGTATCATATAAATCGATATAATAATCTGTTTTCTTTTTTGTTAAAAGGAAATAACATGTAGGTGTTTGTGCCTCGCCTTTAAATATCTTATTGGTTTCGGTATTTGTAAAACAGTGTATTTTTTCTATTTTATAACTAGTCAAATAATTATAGGTAAGCATCTTATCCGGTTTCATCCAAATAGACGGCACAATAACACATAATTGTCCTGTTCCACTTTTTAATAAAGTAATAGATTTTTTAATAAATGAGATCCAAATTGTTTCACCATCTTCTGTTTTCTTATTTAGTTTTTTATTAGTTGGGACCTTTTTAATACCATTTATATTATAAGGAGGGTTCCCAATAACATAATCAAAATTAAAGGTCCACGAAAAAGATGAAGAGAGAAAATCCCCATCATAAATATTCGCATTTTCTCCAAAATAATTTTTTAAGTAATTAATATTTTCTTTTTTTATTTCTACCAAATAAATCATATTTTTAATTATATGTTCTTTTCTCTCTTCATCAATAATTAACACTTCTTTTAATCCTTTATTTAATTTATCAAATAAAACTATTGAATAATAACCCAATCCTGCTCCTGCATCCAACCATTTATTATCCTTTTGCGTAAAAACAGTTGGTTCAAATAAATTAAACATTTCTTCAATCAGAGAAAATGGACTATAAATTTCGCCATATTTTAATTTATCCTCCTTAGATACAATAAAAGGTTGCTTATATTCGTGAAGTTTAAAATCTGGTGATAATAATGACATATATTTGTATGATACGAAGATATTAAATGAGAGAAAAGAACTAAATTATTAGTATATTCATAATAAAATTATTTAGTATATTCATAATAAAATTATTTAGTATATTCATAATAAAATTATTTAGTATATTCATAATAAAATTATTTAGTATATATATAATTTTATTATATAATATATATAAGAAATAAAATGAATGATATTCAAAAAAGGTTTTTATTGTTTTTAGGTCTTTGTATACCAGCAAGATTTGGATTAGCGATTTTGGCAAAAAATATACCTATTAAATATTTACATTTTGTAGGGTATATTGGATTACTTATTTCTCTGGGATTTTTTTATTTATATTTTTCTGGAAGAAGAAACACAGGTGCTGAAACATTTGGAAAACCTATTTGGTGGAAGAATTTCAGAATAGTTCACGCATTATTTTATTTGATGTTTGCGTTCTATGCGATTAAAACGTATGCGAATGCTTATATGTTTATTATATATGATACTCTATTTGGGTTAGGGTTGTTTTTATGGCATCATTATACCTCTGGTAACTTTGAAAAAGTATTTTAATATCAATATTAACTTACTTAACTTTTTAAATAAGATTAATGAAAAAGGGTCCATAAAATTGAAATGCTTTTAAGGCATGTAGTTATAAGCACATAAACAATCAACAATCGGCAATTAACAAAGCAACTAAACAATCAATCAATCAATCGACAAGAATGTCTCAATCCAAGATTAATCAAACGCTTTCCATCACAATTCCTCGTGTTTTCCCTTATTGGGCTAACGAGGAAAAGATTATTAGCGTGTTTCATGAAGCGGATATCGGTAAAGTATATAAGGTAACTATTCGTCGGATGTCATTTGACACAAAAAAAAAAATCTATATTTTCAAAGCAATTGTTCATTTTAGTGTTTGGTATGATACCACAAATGCTTACAATCTCCAACGATGCATTTTGGGTGGAAAAAAAAAGGCACGAGTATTCAATTGGAATGTTTTTGAAAATAAAAATCCATCCGGATTGTCAAACATCGATAAACGCATTATGCGTCTCACGGCGGACACCCATAAAATTCAGCAAGAAAACTTTCAAATCCAAGAAGAAAACTTCCAAATCCAGAAAGAAAATGCTTCCCTCATAGAAAAGACATTTTTGAAACAAAACCAGCGCATTCAAGAATTACAAGATATCTGTATTGCCAATGGTTTAGAAGTTCCGTTTTGGGCAATTACTGAACCGCCATCAGTAGATGTTTCTTCAATGGAAATCCTCAGCGCAAGAACAGCAATTGCAGCAGCAGAATTTGTTTTGAATGAATCTGAATCTGAAACTGAAAATACAACTACAACCATGATGGAAGAACCTCAAGAAACAGAAGATTTTATACCGGTTGGAAGATACGAAAGTGTCAATGATTGGGATAATGAAGACCCTTATCTGTATTCTTATGAATACAACCAAGAGTGCCATGAATCAATGGAATATGCATACTAATAGTGAAATGTGGTGTTCTTTGTATTAGTAATAGATTTTTAGATAAAAAAAATAAAATTAAAAAAAATAAAATTAAAAAATAAAAAATAAAAAAAAAAAATAAAAAAAAATAAAATTAAAAAATAAAAAATAAAAAATTAAAAAATAAAAAATTAAAAAAAATAAAATTAAAAAAAATAAAATTAAAAAAAATAAAATT